GTAACGGAACTTCAGGTTCATCAGGTTCATCAGGTTCAAGTGGAACATCAAGTAACGGAACAAGTGGTAGTAGTGGAACATCAGGAGGTAACGGAACTTCAGGTTCATCAGGTTCATCAGGTTCAAGTGGAACAACAACAATAACAAACGCATCAGATGATAGAGTTGTAACAAGCACAGGTGGTGTTGGATTAAATGGAGAAACAAATTTAACATTTAACGGTTCAACATTAACAGTAACAGGAGCAATAACAGCAACAGGAAACATCACAGCGTATTATACATCAGATAAAAGACAGAAAGATAATATATTACCAATATTAAACTCATTAGAAAAAGTTAAAAAATTAAATGGTGTTATGTGGGATTGGAATGTAGATAATACAGACGAGGTTACAAAAACTTTACCAACAACAGGTCTTATAGCTCAAGAGGTTCAAGAAGTATTACCTGAAGTTGTTATAGAAAGAAAAGATGGTTATTTAGCAATAGATTATTCTAAAATGATTGGTTTATTAGTTGAAGCAATAAAAGAATTAGAACAAAAGATAAAATAATATGGGATTACCATCATCAGGAATTATTAGTATGAATGATATTAGAGTTGAGTTGGGTGTTCCATCTCAATCACCTTTTGGTTTAAATGAAGCAAGAAACGGAACATATGTTGCGTTAAATTCATACTCACCTACATCACCACCATCAACAGGACAAGTTAGTTTAAGTAATTGGTATGGATATTGTCAAAATTGTTTTAGTCATTCTTTTTCATATAATTCACTTTTAGCAAATAAATGTGTTAATAATGACCCTATAACAATTATATCAAATACTAATCCAATAGTTGTTGGTTCACTTCTTTATTTAAGTGATTATTCACAAGCGTTTTATCCTTATTATTATACAGATGGGTCAAATTGGTATTACGCAAACGCCAACTTAAGTGAGCAGACAGAGGTAATAAGTAAAGGAACTTGTGCACCAATATACAGTGCAACAGTTTATATGAATAGTTTTGTTGATTATCCTTATGGTTATGTTGATGCAGCAACTGCGTGTAGTTTAGGTGGATTTACAGGTGTTGCGGAAACAGTTTATTATCAAGGAACTTTAGGTAATGGAACTGTATTATATTTTGGTAGTAATTTAACAAACCAATTTAGTGCTGATGGTTCATATGGATATTATTGGATAAGTGGATATTCATTTACATATTCAGGTAGTATTGGAAGTTATACCGCTTGTTCAGTACCAACATTATTTTATATTCAAAATTCATCATTAGATATTACAATTACAGATGTAAAAGTTAATGGAGTTTCTCTTACAGGTGTAACAGGTTCAGGGTTTCCAGTAAGTACTGGTGACAGTGTTAATGGTTATTCAAATCAATTAGGGACACAAAATGTAGATATTTATTATTCACTTGGAACTTACGGTCAACATATTCAAGGATATGATAGTAATTTAACATATTATTGTAATGACACAGTAGGTGTTGGTTCAGGTAAAATTACACAATTTGGTGGAGCATATGTTGGTAGCGGAACATTCCAAATCTACGCTTATGATGGTAGTTGTTAAAATTAAAATATAAATTATGAGTAAAAAATATATAGCACAGGTAAACAGTTCAAATTTTATATATCCCAATAATACATTGGCGGAATATGATGTTGAAATTGTACACGATATAAATAATAATAGTGTAAGTGGAACTACATCAGGTTTTAGTGCCGCCTATAATAGTGGAACAGGAAATATTGGTATTTCATTCACATATATATGGAATAAAAATAACGCTGACCCATATATTGATGAAGCTAATTTATTACATATATTATCGGTTCATATGGTTGAACCAACAAAACAATACTATAAACCTTGGAGAATGGTTTCAGGTGTAACAACTTCCACCATAACTGCTACTACTAAAACAGACACATTTTTAATAATTGTAACACCAGCAATGATGGGAGTCACTTCATTTTCATCAGGTGAATATAATTTTGAAATTAGATTTATTGGTAAAAGAGCAATATATCCTATATGTTATTCAACATCAGTAGTAGTACCAACTCCTACCCCAACACCAACAGCAACACCTGGCGGACCAACTCCCACTCCAACACCAACAACAACACCTACACCAAGTCCAACACCTGGTGTTAGTTATAATTATTATAATATTTATAGATATAATTGTTTTCCTTGTTCATTAAACGCAACAGGATTGATTGGTAGAACAGTGTCAACAACATTATTAACAACTTCACATTACTTCAATAATGGAGATGGGTTTGTATATTTAAATAATGGTTACGCATCAGCACAACCATATGATGTAGATTTAGATGGTTCAGCATCCAACGGAACTAACTGTGGATTAACTTGTAGTTTATAAAATTAATTAATATGAATATGGAAGTTTATCAAGATGGAGAAAGATTGGATTTGGAAAACATATCAATAACAAGATATGAGAATAAGGTATTCCAATTGGGAGAGAAATTAAATGAAATAGAATTAGATTTTAGTTCTATTAGTTTATTAAAAGGAAATAAGGATTTATTAGCAAAAACGTTTTTAGACGAATTTGTTGAACAAGTAAATTTATAAGATTATGGCAATGGATAAATATAGTAAACTTGAACTTGACTTTAAAGGTATAGGCGGTGCGATGCGTTTTACAGGTCAGGAAGCAGTTTCACTACAAAAACAATTTAGATTATTAAAACAAGAATTAACTTTAGGAACATATACTGAAGAACAATTTGCTCAAATTAGGAACGCTTTACAAGAAGTTGAGATTAAATTAAAACAATCTCAAATTAGAGGTAAGGAATTTTTTGAACAAATAGGAACTTTAGGTGGACCTATTGGTGAAATGTCTAATAGAGTTAGTAGAGCAATACAATTATTCTCCGCTTTAAATGAAATGTCTTTTGATGAGTTAAAAAGTCAGTTTGAAAACATTTCTAAAATAATTGCTGGTAGTGTTGAAGATATTAGTGCTGGTATTTCTGTTGTTAAAACAGGTGGAAGACCAGAAGGAATGAGAGAAGGTACTGGTAACGCAGGTGAAGCAGGACGAGGTTTAGATGTAGCAAACACAGCTAACACGGTTGCCAATGTTGCTAACGCTGACGCAATTACTAAAGTTGCTGACGCTACTAAAGTAAAAACATCAGCTGATATTGCTGAAACTGCTGCTCTCCAAAAATTAAATCAAGAAACAGAAGTAAATAATCTTATTAATAAAAAGTTTTTATTTATAACTGATGAAATAACTGCCAAAAACGGTAAGTTAATTTATAGTGAAGAAGAAAAAATAAAACAACAACAATCTTTAATTGGATTATCCAAATCAAAAAAGAAGGCTCTTCAAGAAACATATGACGCTGAATTACTTGCTGCTAATAATTTAATGAAAGCAAACGAACAATGGTTTGAAAGTAATGAGGAATTAATATTAGCACAAACTAATTTAGAAATTGCTATTGAAGGTACTAATACTATAATTGCGGATAACGCTTTATGGATAGAAGTAGAAAAAGGACAATATAGAAAATTAAACGCTGAAGAACTTGCTTTAATTGCTACAAATGAAGCGTTAGTTATTTCAACTCAAGGTTTAATTGTAACTGAAGCAGCTAACGCTGAAGCAATTAAAAAGGCGACATTAGCAAAAGAACGAGCAGCAAGTATAAATAAAGTATTTAACTTTTTCTTAAACGCTGGTGCCGCAATTGCTAACGTTTATAATGGAGCAGTAAGGTTACTTGCGACTGGATTTGGAACATTGGCAGCGGCAACAACAACCGCAACAGTTGCCGCACAAACATTTTTATTAGTAGTTGGTGCGGGAATTGGTTTAGGTATTGGTGTTCTTGTTGCGGCTCTTAAAGAAATGGTTACAGGATTTGCTGCGTCAGCTGCGGCGGCTCAAAATCTTAAAGTTCAACTTGAGGATGTAAATGAAGTATTAGATTTAAATTTAGCCAGTATTAAAAGAAGGAACGCTGAAGAAATTGCTGAAATGAAGGCGAAAAACGCTACTTCTGAAGAATTAAGACAAAAAGAAATAAAGGCTGCTAAAGAAGGTCAAATTGAAATTGGAAAACAATTAGAAGAAGCTAAAATTTTAGAAGCAAAAGCGTTAGGTGATTTTGGACCAGCAAGAAAGGCTATAGAAGATAAATTTAAACAAGAAAAATTACTTTATAAGGAAGGTAGTGCTGAATTATTAGGAGCACGTTCATTATTTTTAAGAGATTTAGCACAATTAAATTTTGAACAAAACAATTATAATGGTGGGTTTTTTGGTCTTACTGAAGAAGCGGCAACACAACAAGCTGACAATATTAAAAAATCAGGAACTTTAGTATTATCATTATTAACAAAACAAAAAGATGCGGTAAATGAGATAAATGTTAAGGGTAACGCTGATATTGAAGCTACAACAAGAGAAGGGATAAATAATAGAATTAAGGCTATTGATGCTGAAATGGAACAACAAATTGATGGTGTAAAAACATCATCAAAAGAACTTATAAGATTATATAAAGAAAGAAATAGTTTAACTGATTATCTTGATAAAGACCATAAACTTACTTTAATTGAAAGGGCTGAAAGAGACCGTATTCAAAACAAAAAGATTAATGATGCTGTAATTGAAGATAATGTAAGAGTTATTCAAGCAAGAATTGATATACAGCAAAGATTAATTGATGAGTCAGGTAAAGGTACTGAAGAAGAGTTTAAAGCAAGAAGAGAACTTGCTAAAGAATTGTTTAATAAAGAAATGGAGGAAGCAAAGAAAGATGCTAAAACAAGAGAACAAAATGAAAAGAACGCAAAAACTAAACAATATAAAACACTTAAAGAAATTGACATTAGTGAATTATCAGCAAGTGAAGATTTAAAACAAACAGTTTTAAATGGGTCAATTAAAGGACTTGAAACTTATTATGATGCACAAGTAGAATTAGAAAACGCTTCATATAAAAAGAGACAAGCCGAATTTAAAGGAAACGCTAAAAAATTAGAAGCTTTAGAAAAAGAACATACTCAAAAATTACAAGATATTGAGGTTCAACGATTAGCGTCAAGAGAAGATTTAATACAACATTTTCTTAACGCAGAAAGTCAAAATACAATTCAGTATTTTCAATTGCAAAGAGATTTAGAAGACGCCGCCTATCTTAAACAACAAGAAGCAGCAAAAGGAAACTTTAAACTATTAGAAGCTTTAAGATTGGAACATCTTCGTAAGATGGAATTAATTGACGCAAGTGAATTTGAAAATAAGGCTCAAATGTTGGAAAGAAAATCTAAAACAGAATTTCAAGACCAAAAAAATAAGGATGAATATACAATATTAAGTTTATTTGATAAAAATAATGTTCTTCGTACAATAAATGAGAAAGCTTACCAAGACCAAGTACAATCTGAAGAAATTCATTTTGAAGCTGAAAAGAAAAAGGCTGGTACAAATAAAGAGGCTTTAAAACAAGTTGAATTAGAACATCTTCAAGTATTAAGAGATTTAGGAGCACAAAAGATTGAAACTGAACAACAAGTAAACTTAAAAATAGAACAACTTGGTGTTGAATTTGGTTCAACTTTAAGTAATATAGGTAATATGTTATTACAAGATGCTCAAGGTAGAGATGAAAAGAAGTTTAAAGCAGCAAAAAAGATGGCTGTAGCAGGTATTGGAATTGAAAAGGCTGCCGCAATTGCTTCAATATGGACAAACAACTATATTGCTAACGGAAAGGCAAGAGCAACATTTTGGGCTACAGGTGGTCAACCATTTGTAACCATCAATACTATATCAGCAATATTAAATACGGCAGCAACTGTAGCCGCAGCAGCTCAAGCAATGAGTGCTATTAATGGAACCGACTTTCAATCTCCTGATAAAGGTTCAGGTAGACACTACGCAAGTGGTGGTATGATTAACGGACCAAGACATACAAGTGGAGGTGTTCCAATAGAAGCTGAAGGTGGTGAAGCGGTAATGACAAGAGGTGCTGTAACAGCGTTTGCTCCATTATTATCAATGTTAAACGTAGCAGGTGGTGGAACATCATTCAGTCAAGGTGCTGTAGGACAAGCAGGATATGATAATCCTACAAGAGACGCTCAACAATTTCAACAATCACAAATAACTAAAACTTACGTAGTTGAACAAGAATTAACAACGATGCAACAACGTCAAGCAAGATTAAAAAATCTATCAACAATATAATATGTCTAAATTAAAACAAAATGACAATAAAATTACATTTGGGAAACGTAAATGTGGTAAAGCTAAAAAATCCAACGGACCAAAAGATAAACCTACCAAATCTTATAATAGACAAGGTAGATAAAAATACATATATTTATTACTATGAAAAAAGAAAAAGTTTACGAACTAAAAATTGAAGATGAAGATGAAATGTCTGGAATTGACAGTATAAGTTTAGTTGATAGTCCCGCAATTGAAGTTAATTGGATTGCTTTCAAAAAAGAGGATAGTAATCCTTGTTGGGCAGGTTATGAACAAATTGGTACAAAAATGTTAAACGGAAAAGAAGTTCCAAATTGTGTTCCAATTAAAAAAGAGAATATGGAAAGTGTTTCTGATTATCCTGATAGTGTTAAGAACAACGCTAAAGCGGTATTAAAATATGTTTCAGAAAATGGATGGGGTTCTTGTGGAACTGATGTTGGAAAACAACGTGCTAATCAACTTGCAAGTGGTGAACCAATCAGTTTAGACACAGTTAAAAGAATGTATAGTTATTTATCTCGTCACGCAGGTGATTTAGATAGTTCAAAAGGATATGGAGATGGTTGTGGAAAATTAATGTATGATAGTTGGGGAGGAAAGTCAGCTTTATCTTGGGCTGAAAGTAAATTAAATAATTTTGGTTATGATGTTTCTACTTTACCCGCTTATGTTGATGAACTTCCCAAGAAAAAGAAAATGTCTGAAGAATTTAATTATTTATTTACAGAACAACCTAATATTAAACAATACTTCGCTCAAGATGGTGAAAAACATATTGTATTAGGACCAGCAATGGTTCCTGACCAAAAAATATTTAGAAAAGACAATAATGGTGACCCATATTATGTTTATTTTAGTTCAGAAACCATCAAAATGATTGCTGAAAAGTATATGAGGAACAAATTTATTGATAATAATGATGTAAATCACGACGGAACCGCTGTTTCTGACGTATATGTTGTTGAAAGTTGGATAAAAGAAGACCAAAATGACAAGTCAAATAAGTATGGATTTGGTGATTTACCCGTTGGAACTTGGTTTGTTTCAATGAAAGTAAGGGATGAAAACACTTGGCAGAAGATAAAAAGTAAGGAATTAAACGGATTTTCGGTGTCTGGTTACTTCGCAGAGGTAGCACAGTTTTCAAAAGAAGAGATGTTTCTTTATAAAGTAGCTGAATTACTGACTCATATTAAGGATTAGTGGTAAAAAACCATTATATCTATATATATAAGTAGGAATATAATAAATAAAATAAAACAAAAGTACAATTATGTCTAATTCAAAAAGTGCAATCCAAGAAATTAAAAATCTTATGGTCTCTTTTGGTTTTATGAAAGAAGAAGTTACTTTACAATCGTTTAAATTAGAAGACAATACTATCCTTCAAGCTGAAAAGTTAGAAGTTGGTAATAAAATCTTTAAAATTAATGAAGCGTTTGAACAAGTTGCTTTAGAAGATGGTTCATACAAACTTGAAGATAATTTTGAGGTTGAAGTTTCCAATGGTGAAATTTCTACTGTAAAAGAGATTTTTCTTGACGCAAAATTAAAAGACGGAACAGTAGTAAAAGTTTTAGGTGATGCTTTAGTAGCAGGAGCCAAGATTGTGGTTGTTAAGGATGGTATGGAAATGCCAGCACCTGATGCGGTACACGAACTTGAGGACGGAACTAAAGTTGAAACTAAAGGTGGAGTTATTAGTTACGTTGAAAAAGCGGGTGATGTTGAAGAAGGAGAAGGTCCTGAAACACCTGGTGTTGAAACCCCTCAAATGGGTTATATGCCAAAAATGATGGAAACAGAAGTTGAGAACGAATTATTCTCTTTAGTTAAGGATTTATTAACTCAAATGAATGAAAAGGTTTCATCTTTAGAACAAGAATTAAGTTCTGTAAAAAATCAATTCAATTCTTTCAAATCTGAACCAGCTGGTAAGAAAATTGCTGATGGTAAAGTAGAAAATTTCAATAAAGAAGAAAATAATGATGTATTGTCAGCAAGAATTGCTGCTCTTAACTTATTAAGAAATAAATAAAAAAATTAAAAATTAAAATTAAATGAGTAATTTAAAAAAACAAGATTTTAGTTATGACGTGTCAACCATTGGTGGGTATTCCGACCAAGTTGGTGGTGAATTGTTAGCTAAAGCTTTAATCGGCGGTACTACCGCGGCGAACGTTAACCTTCGTACAGGTATTAAAGGAACACAAGCGTTAAACTTATTGGACTCAACTCCAGTATTCCAAGACGGAAACTGTTCTTTATCTGCTTCAGGTACAACTACATTTACACAACATTCAATCGTAACTTGTCCAAAAACGTTATTTGAAAGTTTGTGTTACAAACAATTATTTGACACTTATCAATCAATGTTGATGAAAGCGGGTCAAACACAAGAAACTGTTCCATTTGAACAAATGATTTTAGATTTAAAATCAAAACAAATTCAACAATATGTTGAAACAGTATTATGGACAGGAACAACAGTAGGTTCTGCTGATTGTTTCAATGGTTTCGCTAAAATGATTAGTACATCAACTGGTAATACATATTCAGGTTCTTGCGCTAACTCATCAGGTGCTACTTTCTCAAGTTCAGCTGCTTATGGTACTTCAGGTAACCCAATCACAGAAGTTGATAAATTAATCAACGTATTAGATGACAACGCTTTAGTTCGTGAAGATTTAGTAGTGTTTATGTCTTACGCTTATTTCCGTTTATACGTACAAGCGTTGACAAGAGCAAACTTCTTTACTAACTATATCGGTGGTACTGATGTTACAAGTAATATGTCTGCAATTCATCCAAACACAAACATTAAAGTTTTACCTACAATCGGATTAAATGGTTCATCTCAAGTAACTATCGCTCCAGCGGAGTATATGGTTGTTGGTGTTGACTTATTATCTGATGAAACTGTTAAAGCGTGGTATTCAGTTGATTTTGACGAAATTCGTATTCGTTCAAACTTTAACTTCGGAGCGACCGTAGCAACATTTGGTACAACCAAGTATATGGCTTGGAATGGTAAACCTTAATCAATATTAAAAAAACATAAGGGGTGAAAGTCCCCTTTATAAAAAACAAAAAATTAAAAATTAAACAATATGAGTTGTTATATATCTTCCGCGGTGGCTTTAGGTTGTTCTGATGGAATTGGTGGTATTAAAAAAATCTACGTAGTAGGTGGTGGCGGTTCTGTAACTGGCTACACTTATGATGCTGATGGAGCTATCACTGGTGCTACTTCAACTTCAGGTACCACATTATACGGTTTTGAATTAAAGAGAAATACTTCTTCTTTAGCACAAAACACAACCAAGAATTTTGAAAATGGAACAATCTATTTTGAACAAGTTCTTACGGCTATACTTTTCAAGTATGACCAAGATAAACGTAATCAATTAAAGATATTATCTCAAAATGATAATATTCAAATTATTGCTATAGACCAAAATGATGTTCAATATAATTTGGGTCAAGTAAACGGTATGTATTTAAGTGGTGGTTCTGCTGCTACAGGTACAGCGTTTGGTGACAGAAATGGTTTTGAGATGATTTTCACAGGTCAAGAACACGAACCAGCTAACACAATTATCGGTGCTTTAGGTACTGTATTTGCGGGTGCTGCTATCGTAGGATAATTAGTAGTCCTTAAATGGACGATTTTCTATATCTCCTATCTTATAAAGAGGGTCTTCGGACCCTTTTTTTTATGTTATACCAATTCAAAAATACATTTTGTATATTTACTAATAGAAAAGATATAATATGTTATATATTGAAAAGGGAGTTGATAACAATTTAATATTGAATATTAACAATAATAGTAGGGACACATTCACAGGTTATACATTAGTATTTACTCACGTAATGAGTAAAGAGGTTAAAACTTATTCTATAGACACAGCTAATAGTGCTGAATTTTTTCAGAACATTAGATATTGTGAAATACTATTACCATTAGCTACAAACGATTTAAATTATTTGGGACAATATACATTAGAAATATATGGAACACCAGATGATATTAATGTATTTAAAGGAATGGTTGTATTAGAAGGAACACAAGAAAGCCAACCATTTACAGAATATATCTCTAATAATGAGGTGAATGAAAATTACATATACATACAAGATTAATTATGAGTGAATTAAAAAAATCAAACTTTAAGAACATACAGTTCAGTAGAGCAACACTACCAGTGTTTGCTGAAGTATTACAAAAATTTAATTGGGTATTCTACGGATTGGATAATCTGTTACCACAATATTTTATTGATTTATACGATAACTGTGCTATACACAAGGCGGTAGTTACGTCTAAAGTAAATCAAATATTGGGTGATGGTATTGTTTCTTTAGATAATCCAAGTGCTGTAACTGAATTGGTAAATCCAAAACAAGATATAACTGATGTTATTAAAAAATGTACATTAGATTTTATTTTATTTGGGGGATATTGTGTAAACGTTATTTGGAGTAGAGATAGAAAATCTATTGCTGAAATATACCACGTGGATTTTTCTCGTATTAGAAGTGGAAAGATTAGTGTATTAACCGATGAGGTTTATTGTTATTACTATTCACCAAATTGGAAAGACACTAAAAAATACCCTCCTATTGAGATTAAATCATTTAATCCAAATGAGGAAGACCCATCACAACTATTCTATTTTAAGACATATATGCCATCAATGTCGTATTACCCTGTACCTGACTGGTCTGCGGGACAACGAGCAATTGAAATTGATATTGAAACCAAGAACTTCCATATGAATAACCTACGTAAAGGTATGGTTCCGTCATTATGGATTAACTATAACAATGGTATACCAGGTGAGGAAGAGCAAAGAATATTGGTACGTGCACTTGAAGAACAATATGGTGGAACCGATAACGCGGGTCAAGCCATTATATCATTTAACGAGAGTAAAGAACAGTCACCAGACATCGTTCAAATCCCTCGTAATGATAATGACAACTACTATCAATCACTAAACGATGATATAACACGTTCAATATTATCTTCTCACAGGGTTTCTTCCGCAGAATTATTTGGTATTGCTACAGCAGGAAAGTTAGGAACATCTAAAGAGATTGTTGAACATTCTGAATATTTCCGTAAGATGGTAATTCAACCATACCAAAATGAAATTTTCCCAACATTTAATAAACTAATGTCTTTAAAGACTGGTAAACCAACAACGTTTGATGCTAAACCATTATCGTTATTTGTAACGGGTGATGTTAATGAAGCACCAGTAGTAGAAGATAAACCAATAACACCAATACAACAATAATATGGGCGTACTATTAATATCAGAAACTAAATTAAAGAACTTTACAAATATCAATAAGAATGTTGATATGGATGTTCTTAAAGCGGAAGTTCAAATTGCACAAGATATTGACCTTCAAACAATCTTGGGTAGTAAATTTTACTATCATTTGTTGGACCAAGTTCAAGCAACGGGTAATACGTTTAACGCAGATGAATTAATTTTGGTTAATGACCATATTCAACCCTACCTTATACAGACCGCTTATTTCAACGCTATACCACAAATTATGTATAGAACAATGAATAATGGTATTACACAAGGTACAATGGAGAACGCAACATCTGTGGATATTGAAACGATGAAGTACTTACGTAATATTCAAAAGATGAGAGCTGACTTTTATTCTCAACGTTTAATGGATTATCTATTAACAGGTAGAGGACAGAACAAGTTCCCACAATATAACACAGCTTCAACTCTTGATGGAATGATCCCTGATAGGGTTCAAAAATATAATAACGGAATATTCTTGAGAGCTTCAACTCGTAAGGGTTGGGGTTATAGAACATTAGGTGGTACCACCCAATTAT